ATGACCGGACACGCATGGGATAAACACGCCATCAAAGCCGAATTGCACCGCCGGGGCATGACCCTGACGGCTCTCGCCCTCAGAGAGGGCATCAATCCCAAATCGTTCCGGGGCGTCTGGGCAAGAACCCACCGCAAAGCAGAAGCCGCGCTTGCCAGGTTTCTTAGCGTTCCGGTCGAAGATCTCTTCCCGGACCGCTACCCCATCCGAACATCCCGTATCCTGTCTAGCAAATACCAGCCTGAGTCTGCCAGTACGAAGACGGGCAGCCCGAAGACAGGACCCGCCGGCCCGGCCCCGACAAAGGCGGCCTGAGATGGCCAGGTCCAGGCCCCGCTCCCAAGCTCTTGTTGCCGCTGCGTCCCAGATGGCCTCACTGGCGGCGTCCGACGCTCTCAGCAAAGTCTGGCCGGGCTCCAGCGTCAAGGCAACGGCAAAAGCACCTGCCCGATTAGACAAGCAGTTTCGACCGGTGAGTCCTTACCGGCATTCCCTTCGAAACCGCGCATCATGGAAGGAAACGGCGCTGTTGCTCGGCGCGATCCTTGCCGGCGTCGCAGCTGTTGCAGTTGTGCTTCTAAGCCACATTCCGGGACTGCTCCCATGAGCAGGCTTCCGGCACCAGCCAGTCATTTTCTCAGGGATCGGCCCCGTATCTCGTTTCAGCCGAGCCTTGAGGACCGGCGCGCCTGCTGTTCCCCCGCCACAGGCAGGCGCGTCTGCCTTTCCGCCGAAGGGGTCCGGCCATGAACCGCCACAGCAGCCAAGATCTGTTGGAGGCAGTCTATTTCGCCTGCGTCTCCGCCACCCGCGACGGCTTTCCGCATTTGAGCGTCGATGCCGTCATCGATCCGCCACACGACTGGTTCGATGCCGCTCTCGCCCGCCAGGTCGTGCTGCACCTGATGGTCCTCGAGTTCAATCTGCCCAAACGCCGTGTCGTCGCCTCTCAAGGGCGGTCCCGCGAAGCGGTCAACCGGGCGCTTTCCACCATCAACGAGCGGCTGGAATGCCCGGTCTTTGCCGCCCATTACGGCCAGATCGCCGAGGCGGCCGTCAGCCGCTATCAGTTCCAGCTCGACGCCGGCCATTCCACCCTCTCGAAGGAGGTCGCCGCGTGATGGCCGAGTTCAAGACGCTTCCCCTTGCCAAGATCTGCATTTCAGCCCGCCTTCGGGAAATGAACGACGACCTTGCCCGGGTGATCTCCGGATCGATCGCCGAATACGGCCTGATGAACCCGATCACGGTCAGGGCCACACCGCGCGCCCGCGCCGGCAGCTATACGCTGATTGCGGGTCTGCATCGGCTCAGGGCAACCGAACTGCTGGCGCTGGACACCATCGATTGCTTTGTTCTCAAGGCCGATCAGAGAAATGCCCAGCTTCTGGAGATTGCCGAAAATCTTCACCGCAACGAATTGTCGGTGATCGACCGGGCCGTTGCCGTTCTCAAATACCGGGAACTCTGGGAAGAACGGCACGGCCGGATCACCGCCGGCCGGCCATCTGCCGATAAATCGGGACAAGATGTCCCCATTACCCACACATTTTCCAAATACACCGCTATCCGGCTCGGTCTGCACCCAAAGACCATCAAACGGCTCAGCCAGATCGCCCTTCATCTGCATGCCGATCTTCGCTCCGCGGTCAAAGACACGGAGATTGCCGACAATCAGTCCGCCCTTTTGAAACTTGCGAGGCTGGAACCGGTCAAACAGAAACAGGCCGCCGCCGCCTTCGCCCGCGAGGCTGACCTTGCAAAGGTCCTGGCTGCCATCGACGACCGGCCGAAGCCCACACGTCCGGATCTTCAGGCAAAGGCCTTTGCCGATCTGATCAACGCCTGGCAGCGCGCCAGCACCCGGACCCGGCAGCGCTTTTTGGACTATATCGCCGAGGCGGACCCGGCCCCCGTTATTGAGGCGGCCGAATGATGAAACCGCACCCCGATCAATACGACCTCTTCCAGGACGCCGTCTTTCCGGTGCGCGCGGCGACACCCCGCATCGATCCGGACCGCTTCCGCTCCAAGATCAAGCGGGCGATGGCGCAGGCGATCCGGGAATGCCCTCACGACCGGCCGGTGATTGCCGCCCGCATGGCGCAGTACCTCGGCCTGCCCGCGATCTCCCGGTCAACACTCGATGCCTATACGGCCGAGAGCAAGGCCAGCCACGACATCTCCCTGGTTCGGTTCAAGGCATTTGTCCGGGCAACCGGCGCCACGTGGCTCTGGGATCTGGTGGTCTGCGAAGAAGGTCTTCTGATCCTGGAAGGCGACGAGGCACGCCTTGCCGAAATCGCCCGCTTGCAGCAGGAGCAACGGGACCTCGCCCGTCAGCTGAAAACCCTGCGCGCCGTGCCCGTCGTCATCAAGAGGCAGAAGACCCGGCGGCGGGGCCGCTCATGACCTCCTGGTATTCCCTTTCCGAGCTTGCCGCAGCGCGCCTCCCCGATCTGCCGCAGACCCGTCAGGGACTGGAAGCGCTCGCCCGCACAGAAGGCTGGCGGGAGAACGCCAATTACACCCGCAAACGCAAGGGCCAGGGCGGCGGCCGGGAATATCACATCGCGCTTTTGCCAAAAGCTGCGCAATTGCGCCTGTCGATCCTCAGTCAGGAACTTCCACCCGACACCGACAGGAATGCAAGGCGCCGGCAAAAGGACCTCTGGAAACGCTATGACGCGCTCACAGATGCCACCAAAACCCTTTGTAAGGAGCGGTTAAACGCCCTTCAGGAGGTCGAAGATCTCAAAACTGCCGGTCTCAGCCAGACCGCCGCCATGCGCATGGCGGCAAAGCGGGCCGGGATCGCGGTGACAACGCTTTATGGCTGGCTCGGCCAGATCCAGGGCCATCCGCGCGAAGACTGGCTGGCCGCCCTTGCCCCGAAGTCTGCAGCCCGGACCAAAAGACCGGCTGAACGCGCGGACTGCCACCGGCAAGCCTGGGCCGCCTTCAAGTCGGACTATCTGAGACCGGAACAGCCCTCGCTCTCAGCCTGCTACCGGCGCGTTGTGGCGGCTGCAAAGACCCAGGACTGGGGCAAGATCCCTTGCGAACGGTCCCTGCGCCGGCGCCTCGAAGCGGAAGTGCCGCGCGCCGTCCAGATCCTTGCCCGGGAAGGCCGGGACAAGGCCAAGGCGCTTTACCCGCCGCAGCGGCGCACCCGCCACCACCTCCACGCCATGGAAGCGGTCAACATGGATGGCCACACGCTGGATGTGTTCGCCCGCATGCCGAATGGCGACATCCTGCGGCCCTGCCTGGTCGCGTTGCAGGACCTTTACTCGGGCAAATTCCTCGCCTGGCGCCTGTCAGAAAGCGAGAACAAGGAAACCGTGCGGCTCACCATCGGCGACATGGTCGAGCGCTATGGCATCCCGGACCGGATCACCCTCGACAATGGCCGTGCCTTTGCCTCCAAGTGGATCACGGGCGGCGCCAGAACCCGCTACCGCTTCAAAGTCCGCGAAGAGGATCCGCGCGGGCTGCTGGTGGCGCTCGGTATCGAGCTTTCCTGGACAAAGCCGTTTTCCGGGCAGTCCAAGCCGATCGAGCGGGCGTTCCGCGATCTCACCGACGATATTGCCCGTCATCCCTTCTGCGCCGGTGCCTATACCGGCAACAGGCCGGACGCCAAGCCGGAAAACCATGCCAGCCGGGCCGTTGCCTTCGACGAACTCAAGTCCCATGTCGACCGGCAGGTCCAGGAACATAACCTCAGAACCGGGCGCAAGGCCGCCAATTGCGCCGGACGTTCGTTTGAAGAGACCTTCGAGGCGAGCCTTGCCGATCCGGCCACCATCGTGCGCTGGCCGACAAAAGCGCAGCGCGCGCTGTGGCTGCTGGCGTCCGAGGCTTTCAAGGCGCGCAAGGGCAATGGCGAGATCCACCTTTACGGCAACCGGTTCTGGCATCCCGCCCTGACGGCCCATGCGGGCAGGAAGGTGGTCATCCGGTTCGATCCGGATCATCTGACCCGGCCGCTGAAGGTCTATGACCTCACAAATGCGCTCATCTGCGAGGCGGAGTGCATCGCCGATACCGGCTTCCATGATGCCGAAGCAGCGCGCGCGCATGAACGCTCGCGCAGCGCCTGGACCAAAGCGGTCACCCAGGAACGTCGTGCCCATGCGGCGCTCAGCGCCAGCCAGCTCGCCGAACTCTATTCCAAGGGCGAAACCGCGCCCCTGCCGGCGGATCCGATGCCGCCCGCCATTCCCAGACTGGTACCGGACACAAAGATCCGGTCTTCCGTGCACAGCAAACCCCTGCCCGATGACCTTACCGCCGATGCAGTAGAGCACAGTTTTTCAAGGGCGCTTCAGCTCGTGCGCCAATCGGCCGCCATCGACCCGGAAATTGAAGCAGAGCCTGAATTACCTGAAGAAATTGAACCGAATAGTCCCCAGTACGGTTCCCGCAACCCATGACTGGCCGTCTGGCCAGCACCGTTAAGGGAGCTTCTTATGAACACCCAGACTGCGTTATCCGGTGACACCTTGCGCTCCGGAACAACCCCTTTTCGAAAGACCTCCTGGGAGCGGCCGGTCACCGGTCCGCAAACCGGCTCAAACCGGACCCAGCACGATATTGATATCTGGTGGGGCCTGGTCGACCGCGTGATCGACGTTGCGCGCAGCAACGGCTGGTCGATGGGCGAGGTTGCCCGCCGCGTCGGCATGCCGGGCGGCACGTTTTCCGTCTGGTATTCGGGCAAATACTCCGGACGGCTGGAAAACCAGAACAGTCTTGTCTCCAAGTGGCTCGACGCCATCGAGGAACAGGCGGACATCTGCTCGCTGATCCCGGCCTCTCCCGGCTTCATGAAAATGCGCATGTCGCAAGAGATCATCGAGACGCTCTCCTGGGCGCAGATGACCTCGGACCTTGTCATGATCACGCAAGGGGCCGGCACCGGCAAGACCGAGGCCTGCCGTCACTATTGCGCGACCCGGCCCCATGCCTATCTCGCCACTGTCTCCCCGCAGACCAAGACCGTTCACGGCATGCTGGTGGAGCTCGCCGCCGAGCTCGACGTGATGGAACACAATCCGGCCAAGCTGACCCGCGCGATCGGGCGCAAATTGCAGCGCATCGGCAATGGCTCCCTGCTGATTGTCGATGAAGCGCAGAACCTGGTGGACGATGCCATCAATCAGCTGAGGCATTTCGTCGATGTCCATAAATGCGGCGTCGCCCTGGTCGGCAACAACGAGGTCTACGGCCGCTTTACCAAGAAGAACGACGGGCCGTCCTATGCGCAGCTGAAGAGCCGTCTCGGCAAGCGGCTCAAGCGGGAAAAGCCCCGGGTCTGCGACCTGCGCACCTTCATTGCCGGCTGGAATGTCACCGATCCGGATTGCGTGAAGCTGCTGATCGGCATCGGCATGAAGGGCGGCGCCATGCGCCAGATCGACAAGACCATGAAACTGGCCACGATGATCGCGCTTGGCAGCGGCGAGACCCTGACCGCCGAACATATCCAGGCCGCCTGGAAAAACCGGGACGTGGAGGATGTCACATGAGGGCAGCTTCCAATTCCTTGAGCGAAAGCCTGAATGCGTTTCACGAGGACTTTTTAAAAGCCGGCAAGTCCGGCACCCCGCTTGCCGCCCGGCAGATGCTGGTTCTGGCGCGCTCGTTCGCGCTTTTGTTCCGCATGGCCAAGAACCTTGAGGCGGAGCTCGCCATTCACCGGCTGAACGCCGCCGTTGCCCGCCAGAGAGCGGTGCTGGAGGGCGCGGGGACCGACGTTCTGCGGGACCTCATCCAGGAAAGTGACGGCAAGATCATCCGGCCGGATTTCAAGTCAGGGCAGAAGCCGCTCACAGGGTCTAGCGAGGATCGGTCATGAGCGGCTGGAGTAAACGGGATCTGGCGCTGGTTCTGGGTTTAAGAGCGCTTGGCGATGACTACGACAAGATCGCCTACCGGCTGAACCGGGACATTGATGATGTCCGCAGCGTGGTCGTCAAGGCGAGGTGCCTTTTCCGAGCCGAAGGCTGGCTGTGCAAATTGCTGGACCGTCATGACAACAGCAACAAGCTGCCGGCCGATCCGCCGCAGATCAAGGTCTGGCTGCCCCGCAAGTTCCGTGTTGTTCCAGTTGCCTTGCAGGTTCGCCCTCCAAGTTCCAACGAGCTGACCGCTCACCTGATGGGCGATCCGCCACCCGGCCGTTCGGCCCTCGATCACCTCAATCGACAGCCTACAGCAAAGGAGATGAACCATGGACACCGCCGATCCGATCACTGAACTGTCCCCACACGCCGCCAGCGCTGGTATCGTCACCGTGGCCGGCAAAGACTATATGAGCGATGCCAAGGGCAGTCTTGTCCCGGTGGAACTAATCAAGCCCGCCGACAAGCTGGAAGACGAAGTGGTGCGCAAGATCGCGGGCCATGCCACAGAGCTGTCAGATCAGATCGCCCGTTTCCGCGGGCACAGTTTTGCCGACCTTGGCGAGTTCGATGCCTTGATCGAACAGGACTATGGCGTCACCCGCGGCGGTCGAAAAGGCAACCGGACCTATACGAGCTTTGACGGCTGCCTGAAGGTCACCGTCCAGGTCTCCGACTTTGTCGACTACGGCCCGCAGCTGCAAACCGCCAAGACGCTGGTCGATGAATGCCTGGTCGAGTGGTCCGCGGACGGCCGCCCGGAGATCCGCGCCGTTGTTACGGGCGCCTTTGATACCGACAAGGAGGGCAAGATCAATCGTACGGCCATCCTCAAGCTCTTGCGCCTGGATATCGACGATCCGCGCTGGCTGAAAGCCATGGATGCCATACGCGAAGCCATGAGGATCATCGGTTCCAAGACGTATCTGAGGTTCTACCAGCGCAGCAGCTGCACCGATCCGTGGCAGGCCATCACCATCGACATGGCCAAGGCCGGCTGAAGACGGGAGAGGCGTTGAATTTGAAGAAAACCATGCAACAGGGAGGAAAGACGATGACGGCAGAGAACGACGACGGAACGCTCTTCTGGAACCACGTGCGGACCATCGGCAACCGTCTTGCCCCCCATGTAAGACAGGGAAACGCGCTGGAGTGGTTTCTTCAGCCGCATGCCGAGCTTGGCAACGAGGCGCCAGCCACCCTGGTCGCCGAAGGGCGCATGGAAGAGGTCCTGGCCCTGATCGACCGCATGGACGGAGACGCATGAGATGTCCCGTCTTTGCAGGGCAGACCCTGCGGGCCGCCTGGGCCGGCCAGATCACCCAGACCCTTATGGCCAATCCGGGACGGGTGCGCTCGCGCAATTGCGGCGCGAGCGCGCCGAACTGCTCTCGACGGAGGCACGCAAACACTGGCGCCTGCACCGGCAGCGCACGCTCGCCGGTGAACTCCGGCGCATTACCACCGAACTCCTGAAACACGAGCAGGTGGCCAATACACCGCCAAGCGCGCTTGGTGATGCAGGGACCGCCGGCGGCAACGCCCCTCCCCGATTGCCCTACAAGGACTGAGCAGATGACTTCGCTTGCCCGCATTCATGTTCTGAAAAAGAAGGCCGGCCTTGATGAGGAAAACTATCGGGATCTGATGGAACGCGAGACCGGCAGAAGATCGGCCAAAGATCTTTCCGAGGCCGAGCGCCGGCGCTTTGCCGGGAAACTCCAAAGCCTGAGCACCCATTCCGGCAGTCAGACGTCAGGCAGTCAGGCGTCAGGCAAAGCCATGCATATGGATGGCCCCTATGCCCGCAAGCTCAGGGCCCTTTGGATCGCCGGCTACAATCTCGGGGTCATCCGAAACCCGAACGATGCCGCCCTGCTGACCTTCCTCAAACGCCAGACCGGCCTCGATCATGCCCGTTTTCTCCATCATGACGACGATGCGACAAAGGCCATCCAGGCCCTCCATCAGATGATCCGGCGCACGGCCGGCAATGACGGCCTGTTCCGGCGCGACGCTGCTTTGCCCGCTGTCTACAACGACCCGCGGTTCCAGGTCTGCCTGCACATCTGGTCGGAGCTGATCAGGAAAGACAGCGCCCCGGCAAGCACCCTGACCGGCTGGTTCACCCAAAAGACCGGCAAGGACACTCCCGGCGACTTCAGCGCGGGCGAGTGGTTCGATCTGCAAAACGCCCTTGGCGCGCTGTTAAGAGCGGCACCGGCATGACCTCCAGCGGCGTGACCTGCCCGGCCGCTCTTGATTGCCCTGCGCATCTGGAGCCTTTTGTTGCCCTGCTCGGCGAGGACGATGCCATCCGGTTCCTGCTCGAGTTCGGCGGCGGGCCGGTCTATCTCTCGCAAAATCCGACATCAGGCTCCTCGATCGCCGCCGTCATCGGGCGCGACAAGGCCGTTGCCCTTGCCAGGGAGCTCGGTCCGGGGTCTATTCGGGTGCCGCAGGGCAAACCCTGGATTGCCGAGCGGCTGCGTGCCCGGGGCACCAGCGTGCTGGCGATCGCCCGGCAGCTGAAAATGAAGGACGATACCGTCCGCCGCTGGCTGAATGGGCGCAAGGACAGCCGGCAGGGGAACCTCTTTGGCGATCTGAACCACAGATAAACGCATCCGTCCCCTCGCCCGGGGGACCGGCAAAACGCCCTATCCTTTGCCATGCTGACCCTCCCTGAAGCGGAGTGTCCGGCCGGTGACAAAGACCTTCGAAAAAGACTTGGTAAAGACCGTTCAAAGCCGCCTTCAGCACCTTGGCTGGTACGTTGGCCCCATCGACGGCGATGCCGGCCCGTCGACCCGCAGCGCCCTGACCGGTTTCAAACTGGCCAGCGGCCTGCGGGCTCGCCCCTACCCCGGCCCGCTTACCATAACGAAGCTCTTTTCCAATGCCGCCGCGCGGCGCCCGGAACCGGCGCCCTCCGGCCCCCGTCCCGCCTGGCTGATCGAGGCCGAACGGCTGAAGGGCGTGGCGGAGACCGCTGGCCGGGAAAGCAACCCGGTCATTCTCGCCTGGGCGGAGGGTCTCGATCTCGATTATGCCGGCGACGACATCCCCTGGTGCGGGCTCTTTGTCGCGCACTGCATGCGGATCGGCGCGCCGGATGCGGAGCTCCCCGCCAATCCTCTCGGCGCCCGCAACTGGCTGCAGTTCGGACGACGGGTCTCGCCTGAACTCGGTGCGGTTCTGGTGTTCTGGCGCGGCTCCAAATCCGGATGGAAAGGCCATGTCGGCTTTTATCTCGGCGAGGATGCCAACAGCTATTTCGTGCTCGGCGGCAATCAGTCCGACGCCGTCACCGTCGCGCGGATCTCCAAACACCGGCTGCTCGGCGCACGGATCCCGGACGAGGTTTCGCCGACCAACAGAACCGTTCAGATGACCGGCACGGATGCCTTTTCCACCAACGAAGCATAGGCCGCCATCCAGGCATATGGCACCCAGCGAAGCATGAGGATGACTATGACCGGCACCAAATCCCGATATCTCTCCAAAGGCTTCTGGGGCGGCGTGATTGCCCTCACCGCGACCGTTGCAGGCGTTGCGTTCGGCATTGACGTTTCCCAGGAAGATCAATCCGCCCTGCTGGATCTCAGCCTGCAGATCATCGCCGCCGGTGGCTCCGTGCTGGCCATTGTCGGGCGGCTCGTCGCCAAAAGCCGTCTGACCTGATGGATGCCGGCTTTTTCAAGGAATGGGCCGGGCTGATTGCTGTGCTGATCTCGCTGCTGGCAACGCTCTATGCCTGGCTGACCTCCAAGGCCAAGGTGAATGCGGAACACCTCAAGGGTGTCGACCGCACCCTGACCAACCACGACAAGCGGCTTAGCCACATCGAGACCGAGATGACCCATCTGCCGGCCAAGGATGACGTCACCGAGCTGAAACTCTCGCTGGCCGAATTGCGCGGCACGGTCGGCCGCCTCGATGAGACCGTTTCTTCCGTAGGGCGCACCGTTCACCGGATCGATGACTACCTTCGGGAGCACAAGGGGCAGGACTGACCGTCATGAGCGACTTTGATGCCTATCTGACCGAAGACGCCCGCCTGGTGATCCTGAAGGCGCTTCATGGGGAAGCCGACGGCCGCCTGCATGACAAGGCGCTTGTGACCGCCCTCGACATCTTCGGCCACCGGCGCTCTCGCGACTGGGTCCGGACCCAGCTTCGAAAGCTCGCCGATCTGCAGGCGGTGCATTTGCGGGAGGCCGGCTCCGTGATGGTCGCGGAAATCCGCCAGGCCGGTGTCGATCATCTGGAAAAACGCTGCCGGATCGAGGGCATTGCCATCCCCTCCAGAATTTCTTGAGGAGGTCACTTATGCCGCCTCCAGATCCCAAGACCAGAAAAGGCCGTGGCCGCCTCTCCTCAATTGATCTGCTGCCACCGGAAGCCCTTCCCGACATTCAATGGGCAGTTGAGCAGCTGGCTGCCCGTCAGCGCACACAAGCCGACATTCTGTTTGAGTTCAACGACCGGCTAGCCGTGATCGGCAGCGAGGCGATTTCATCGTCCGCCTTCAACCGCTATTCGACCCGGCGGGCCGCCACCTTGCGCAAGCTGGCAGAAACCCGTGAGATCGCGGCCGCCGTCACCGAGACGCTGGGGCCCGAGCGCGGCGACGATGTCACAGTGATGATCGTCCAGCTCCTGAAAGAAACCATCCACGCGGTTCTGGAAGGCGGCAACATCAGCACCAAGGGGGTGATGGAACTCGGCCGCGCCCTTCAATCCGCCGTCTCCGCGCAAAAGCTCTCCAGCGACACCAAACGGGCCCTTCATGCCGACACCAGGGCGCAGCTCGACAAAGCCACAAAGGTGGCCGCCGAGGGCATCGCCGCAAGTTCTCCGGAAATCGATGGCGAGGCGGTGCTCAAAAAGATCCGCGAGGAGGTCTACGGGATTTTCGACCGGCCTGCGAAGGACGCGGAATGAGGGTGTGCGGATCTAGAAAGAGCGTCCTGGCGGACGCACTGATGCGCTGGATCCCGGATCAGCGACGCAGCTGCGCTGCGCTTGTCCGGGATGACCGCCGGGGGCAGCCATGAGGCCCGCCGTTCCTCTTTATGGCTATCAGCAAAAATGGCTGCTGGACAAAAGCCGGTTCAAGATCGGCATGTTCGCCCGCCAGACCGGCAAGACCTTCACGACCACCCTGGAAGTTGTCGACGATTGTTTTGAGGCGGCTGTTCTACAAAAGCGCCAGCGCTGGGTGATCCTGTCGCGCGGGGAACGCCAGGCGCGCGAAGCCATGGACGAAGGCGTGAAGCTGCACGCGGCCGCCTACAACATGAGCTTTGAGGCGAGCGAATATGATTTTCAGGGGCAGGAAGGCACCTACCGCGCCCTGGAAGTCACCCTGCCGCATGGCTCCAAGATCACGGCCCTGCCGGCAAACCCAGATACGGCCCGCGGCTTTTCCGCCAACGTGTTTTTGGACGAATTCGCCTTCCACAAGGACAGTGCTGCGATCTGGAAAGCGCTCTTTCCCGTAATCTCCAATGGCTGGAAACTGCGCGTCACCTCCACGCCCAACGGCAAGGGAAACAAGTTCTACGAGCTGATGACGGCGGAAGGCACCGCCTGGTCGAAACACCACGTTGATATTTATGAAGCAGTCGCCGGCGGCCTGCCGCGCGACATCGAAGAGCTGAAGGCGGGTCTTGCCGATGAAGACGCCTGGGCACAGGAATATGAGCTCAAGTGGCTGGATGAAGCCAGCGCCTGGCTTTCCTACGATCTGATTTCCTCCGTCGAGGATGAAAATGCCGGCGATCCGACGGGCTATCAGGGCGGCGTCTGTTATGTCGGCCGGGACATCGGCCGGCGCAACGATCTTCACGTCATCTGGGTCTGGGAAGAGGTCGGCGATGTTCTGTGGGAGCGCGAGCGGATTGAGCAAAAACGCGCGACCTTCCGGGCGATGGACGCCGAATTCGACCGGGTGATGTCGGACTATAGGGTGGCCCGGGCGGCGATCGACCAGACCGGCATGGGCGAAAAGGTGGTCGAAGACGCCATCCTGAAACACGGGCGCAGGGTCGAGGGCGTGCTTTTTACGCCCGGCAACAAGCTGATCATGGCAACAAGCGCCAAGGACCGGTTCGAGGACCGGAGCGTGCGCATCACCATGGGCGACCCAAAACTGCGCGCCGATCTTCACAAGCTGAGGAAAGTGTCGTCCCCCACCGGCGCGCCGCGTTTTGTCGCCGAGCGCGACGATGATCATGCCGACCGGACCTGGGCGGCGTTCCTTGGCATTCATGCCGCCGGAAATTCGGCCACCGACTATGACTATGTGCCGGTTGCGCCTCACCCCAGCCGGTTTGAAGAACCGGCTGACCCTGGGGCGGCCGGTGTGCCGGAAGAGACCTTCCGCCTTGCAAGCCTGCGCCGTTCACGGGGGATCTTCTGATGGCCGGAAAACCGCAGCTTGTCGATCAATATGGCCGCCCGATTTCCACCGGCGATCTGAAAAAAGAACAGGCCGGTCCGGAGATCGGCGCGATCCGGCGCAGTTATTCCCTGCACCCGGCGGCCGGCCTGACACCGGCCGGGCTGGCCGGTCTGTTGCGCTCCAGCATTGACGGCGACCCGGAGCGCTATCTGGCGCTCGCCGAGGACATGGAGGAGCGCAACGAACATTATGCCGGGGTGCTTGGCATTCGAAAGCGCCAGGTCGCCGGTCTTGAAATCACCGTGGATGCGGCAAGCGATGCCGCGGCGGATACGGCCGCCGCCGATCTGGTGCGGAACGTCATCGAGCGCGATCAGTTCCGCGACGAGCTGGTGGATATTCTGGATGCACTCGGAAAGGGGTTTTCCGCCACCGAGATCTTGTGGGACACCTCCGAGGGCCAATGGCTGCCAAGAGCGTTCAAGTGGCGCGATCCACGATGGTTCCGTTTTGATGACGATGACGGCGAAACTCTCTTGTTGCGCAACAACGCTGGTGACGAACCGCTCAAACCCTATGGCTGGATCACCCATTCGGCGAAAGCGAAGTCCGGCCTGCCGATCCGGGGCGGGCTGGCTCGGGGCGCGGCCTGGTCGTTCCTCTTCAAGTCCTTCACCTTGAAAGACTGGGCGATCTTTTGCGAGGCCTATGGCCAGCCCTTGAGACTGGGCAAGTTCGGGCTTGAGGCGAGCGAGGATGACAAGGCAAAACTGCAAGAGGCGGTCGCCAATATCGGGGCGGACTTTGCCGCGATCGTGCCGGAGTCGATGGCGATCGAATTTGTCGAAGCCAGCCTTACCGGTTCGCACGAGCTCTATGAAAAACGCGCCGACTGGCTGGACCGGCAGGTCTCCAAACTGGTCTTGGGCCAGACGGCAACGACCGACGCGATCGCCGGCGGCCATGCGGTCGGCAAGGTGCATGACGAGGTCCGGGCCGATATCGAGGAAGCCGACGCCCGCCAGGTGGCGGCCAGCCTCAACCGGGATCTGGTACGCCCGCTGATAGATCTCAACTTCGGGCCGCAAAAAGCCTATCCGAAGATCCGGATCGGCCGGCCGGACGAGATCGACACCGATGCGCTGGTGAAGAACGTGGTGGCGCTGGTGCCGCTCGGGCTGAAGGTCGGCATGTCGACCATGAGGGATCATCTGGGGCTGCCGGATCCGGACCCTGAGGAAGAATTGCTGCGGCCGGTGAGATCCGGGCCAGTGCGAGATCCGGAGATTGAAGAAAAGGCACCGAAGGCAAAGGCGCTGCGGACGGTACCGGCCAGTCTCAAGAGATCCAGTGCGGATGCGATCGACCGGGCGATCACCGATGTGCTGGAGGATCAGGGCTGGGAACCTTTGGTCGGGCCGGTGATCGACGGCCTGGATGAAGAACTGGCAGCAGCTGAAACCCTGGACGAGGCCCGCGCCGTTCTGGAACGGCGGATCGAGACGCTTGGCGTCACCGCGTTTGCCGATACGCTGGCGAGGCTGAGCTTTGCCGCGCGGCTCGCCGGTGAAGCGGATGAGGAGCTTGGTTGATGCCGGTGGAATTGACTGTCAAAGCCGGCGGCATTCACCGACGTCATCCCCGGCCAGTGAGGCATAAGCCGAACGCCGAATGGGAGCCTGCCCCGGACCCGATCCGGGGATCCAGCGCATCAGTTGCGGGTCAGCGCGCCGAAAACATCAGGAGTGGTCCAAGGGCCACGCTGATCCGCTGGATCCCGCATCTGCAACGCAGCTTCGCTGCGCTTGTGCGGGATGACCCGCAGTGTGCAGAGCACCGCGGCGGCAGGAAGAGCGCATGACTGTTGAGCTGATCCCCTTGCCGCCTCGCGAGGCCATCCGGGCGCTTCAGGCCCGGGGCAAGCGGCTGGAACCGAGCTTTGCCTGGCAGGAGATCTATGCCGAGGAGCATGCGGCGATGTTTACGGTCGCCAAATCCACCGGGCATGACATTTTATCTGACATCTGGACGGCGCTTGTCTCCGCCCTTGAAGACGGCGAGACCCTGGCAAGCTTTTCCCATCGCCTGAAACCACTCCTGGTGCGAAAAGGCTGGTGGGGTGAAGCGATCGAGGTGGATCCGTTAACGGGTGAAGAGACCCTTGTCCGGCTCGGCTCCCTGCGGCGGCTCCGAACGATCTTCGATGCCAACATGCGGGTTTCCTATGCGGCCGGGCACTGGAGCCATTTTGAGCGGCAGAAATTTACCCGGCCATTTCTAAGATATGTCGCCGTCCAGGACGGGCTGACCCGGCCAGAACACCAGAAACTGCACAATCTGGTGTTGCCGATTGAGGATCCGTTCTGGGAGGTCTTCGCGCCGCCCAATGGCTGGAATTGCCGGTGCACGCTGCAGAGCCTGTCGCAGCGGGATATTGCACGGCTTCTGGCAGCTGGTGAGGAGCTGCGGTTCGACGCGCCGGCGGTGACCTTGCAGGCCTGGACGAACAAGCGGACTGGGGAAGTGCGCCAGGTGCCGGACGGGGTGGATCCGGGGTGGGATTACAATCCGGGCAAGGCCGGGCATCGGGAGACGGTCCGGCGGCTCGCGGCGGAGACCCAAACGGGGTTTGACCGGGCAGAATAAACGGGCGTGGAAGGCTTTGAAGAGGGATAGGGTATATGTTGCCGGCAAAATCTGCTGGCGGGGAATCTCGGGTGTTTTAAGGTGGGTTAAAATTGATGATGGAGGCGGGACCTGAGGGCTGGGTGCGCTTTTGTTGGGAATTAGCGTTTTCGGCCCAAAGGCGACGTTCAGCACGGTCTTTGGTTGCTGCGAGCGAAGCCCAAATTGCTGCCATTCGCTGCGAGCGCAAACCCTGAATTGGGTTCGATGTCAGTGTGGCGGACAGAGTAACCGACCACAGCATACAGACCCTGAAGCATACTTTTTCAGATGTGAGCTTCGAGCCTGCTAAGTATCGTCTCGATGGTCTCCGCAGTATTGCCCGATGTCATCCGCAAGGCATCCGGGCGAACATCGTCAATCAATTTTGCCACAGCATCCGAAGCAGCTTCCCTGAATACTGGATCGTCATCTCGTCCCGGACCTAGCGGGATCGATGTGTCGAGAGTGGTCAAAACGAGAACGTCGTAATCAGCAGTGTGTGCGCGCGCTATACTCTCGAGTGCTTGGCGCTGACGTTGATCGATTTCCCTGCCGGTGACGGATAGCGCCGCATACAAATAACCGAGCGCATCTGGAACGGGCCGATCGACCAAAATGACCTCACAAGACAAAGACTGCTCGGCCTCCTGCCGCATGCACTCCGCCATGATCCAGAGCGTGCTGTCGAAAGTGTGCTTACGCAGGATCGGGAACCCTCGATCAAGCGCACGTCGCGCCAGATCGTCGACATGGCCCACTTCTAGGCCTCTGTCGACCAATCGATTGCGGAGAGCTTTCACAAGGGTCGTCTTGCCAGTGGAGTGCGTGCCAGCCACCCCGACCTTGAAGGGACGCTTCACAGCAGCAGCTTTCCTTGGCTTGAGTTCAGTATATCGCAGTCGGTAAGCGTCGGCTGCCTCAGGCGTTCGGGTAATTCCGACATCAAATGGATGAAAAGCAATCCCGTCAAAATCGAATCGAACAATGCCGAATGCTGCTCCTTCCCACTCTCCTGGGCCGCAATCTTGCTCAGGCCAAGATTATCCCCCAGGTTTTCAAGGCTGTAGGATGTCCGTCCCGGGAGGACAAGCTTAGCAAGCTTTAACGTATCAATAGCCATCGTCGGTTGCCACGTCGGGATTGCGCGCTTGATTGCGTCCACGTCGACCTTCACATTATGTCCAAGAACTTTTCCGTCTGCGGTCCAAGTCAATATGTCATCAGCGATGTCCTCGATGTCAGGGGACTGAGCCACATCTTCATCGGTGATGCCGTGGATACGGGTGACAAGTGGTGAGATCGGCGCTTGGGGCTTTACGAGCCACTCCATGCGGCGTTGCTGAAGTGTAAGGTCTCGGACTTCGACTATCGCGATCTCGACGATCTCAGGCGGCTTGGCACCATTGCCTTCGACGTCGACTACCCAGAAAGTCTCTCGACTCAAGTCCATCCGATTTCTGCCTTTCCATGGCGTCCGTAGTGGTGCGGCTGACTACGATCATGTACTTGGAAATTTAGGGCGTGCTGCATGAAGTATCGTTGCTGCTCCTGACTACCAACAACTTCAATCCTGCGATCATTCCAACTTATCTGTTCGGGATTCAATCCCGCTTTTGAAGCCAAAGCACGGATTTCTGTCGCTTCAGGGAAGCGGTGTGCTTTCTTGCAAATCTTCAGTTGCCCAGCGGGACAAATGTCGCAGATTTCTCGGATGCCGTAGTGGCCATTGTAGTCCGAAATACCATGAGCATAGGCAATACCACAGGATGTTTTACGGAATATTGGCAGACCATCAAAGGCCGAGATTATCTTTGCTTCAACGCCTCGGGGAAGGACCTTTCGCCTTGCAACATCCTGATAGAGAGGAGGCACCCCGATGGACTTGAAATAGTCTCGGATCTCGTTGCGGTAAAATAGCCCCGTGAAAACCGTGGCATCGGAGAGAGCGGCAAGCTTCTTCGCTTTTGCTATGTGAGCATCTCCATCATTCACTCCTGCCACAATCGGTCGCCAGTAGAGTATTGCGCGAGTCCGACCCTTCTCACCCGCCAAAACCCGAAGTGATTCCTCGGCAATCTTACAGTCGACGGGTTCAATTCTCGGGTCCTCGATACCAGACCAAGTAACGAGTACCGTTACCTTCAAGTTTCTTAGGCGGGCAAAGCGCCGAATGTCTTCAGGAAGAACATGCCATCGGGTGATCACTAGGACGGGATTCCTTAGTCCGCGTTCATCGAGGCTCTCTAGGCAGCTAAAGAGATGATCCTTGACGGTGGGGAGAAATGGATCCGTGGCACGGTTGAAAATCTGTATGGGGGTGCAATGGTCTTGGAACGCCCAGTGGCCAATCAGTTTCGCGATAGCCTCAACATCTGACATTACTAGATGCGGCTTCTTCATATCAAAGTTGTCGAAGAGGTGCCGAACGCAGTAACCGCAATCGAGCGGGCAACCGACTACATGGTTTAGACTAAGGCCGGATTTTCGGTAGTCGATCACCTGCCGCAGGGCGGTCGGTAGTTCCTTGCCAGCGACCCTGAGTTGTTTCATCTGTTGAGCATCTTCATAACCTCACCATAGTGGAATATCTATCGAATCCGGCTCAGATTCTGGTCGTAAGACCTGCACGGGCATCGTCATGGGAGTATCGAGACCGATCACGAGTGCTTCTCCTTGGCCAAGAATTGGAAGGAATGCTGCCGCGGATGCATCGAGGCTACCGCAAGCTCGCTCAACAATTTGTCTGTCCTTTTCGTTTATAAGGCGATGAACAATAAACATACCCATCTGACTCAGCACGTCCTCGGGAATATCTCGTGGTCGCTGTGTCGAAAGGACAGTTAGAAGTCCGTATTTCCGGCCTTCCTTGGCAATAAGACCGAAAGACTCAAGCCGAAACCGATTGTAGTCATCCCCGACAGACTTGTTCAGGAATTGGTGGGCTTCGTCCAAGACTGCCAATATCGGCTGCTCCCGAAAAGCTCCCGCACGAGCCTTCGTTAGCAGATAGCGTCCAAACCCGTTCGCGACCAGCTCGCGGGTATTATGCTCGAACGGCAAGTCTTCCATCGAAACACGCAAGATGCTTTGCTCACCATTAGCCAGGAATTCTTCGAGCACTTCGGTGAGATCGCGCGCGCGCGCAGGTGCAAAAATGCAGGCCATTTCACGTGACGCTATTTGGACGGTGATGCGGCTAACCAGGGTGGTGCAATAGCCCTTGCTGTTCTGGTCGGCGTTTCCCCAGTTATTGGGGTTATTGCCCTTAGGCCAAACGCATTCCTCGTAAATCTGGTCTGGTAGCCGGTTTATGTCGTACGCGGCACCGGGCTCGCGGATTGCCGCGGCATGCTGTGCCAGCGCATTGTTGAATGCGGCCTTCGGATTATTCTGTTTGATGAACAAACCATTGTTCGCAAGCGCAGGAACGCGGTCAAGAAGCTTGAGCGTCGTGAGTGCTTCGCGAAGCTTGGGCGATTGCGATCCGCCGCTCGGCTGAAACATCGCGAACAGGTCACTCTCGGTTAGATGCCGATAGGGGAAGCTAACGAATTCCCGTTCGTCGTCATCACCCGCTCGCTGACCGCCGAGATAAACGTGCCGGACTCGCTCGTTTAAGGTGCGAAACTCGCCACTCGGATCGAAAAGGATTGCCTTCCCGCGATGGCGGGCGACTTCACCGAGTATGCGGGCAACCGTCCAGCTTTTTCCACCACCTGTTGTGCCGAGTACCGCACAATGCCGACCGAAGAGTGCCGAGGGCGCAAAAGTAACGAGGGTCGTGCGCGATGACGGCACATGCGCCAGATCGACATGCCGGTCCCGGTCACCGCGACGGTCTTCGACCGCATGTTTGACAAGGTCAGGATGAGCAGCATACGCATATTGTCCGATGCGCGGATGCTCGGGCACACCGCGGATGATCTTCCCTGATGAGAGGTCGATAGAAAGCAGAAGCTGGACGATGCCAACAGGGTTGACCGGTGTTCTTCCACCCTCGCGGGATGGTTCGACTGTCAGTCTTTCTCCTTCCGGCAATCGAACCTGAGTCAATCGGCCCAGGATGGCATGTGTTTCGCCTTCAATAAGAACGAATTCTCCGACCTCGCCCCTTCCTATGCGGTGGCCGGAGTAGCTCGCGGACGCGGCGGCGTAGCCGTGAGGTAGGTTCAATCGCACAGTTGCCGGTTCGATCTGTGTTACAGATCCCAGGTATCGATTCGTTTCAAAAGGTGCTGTAGGAAGAGCCACGGCTTCACCCCGCTCTAACAGCGCGCACTCTTTCGATGTGGCGCTCTAGGTCGGTCATCGCGGTGATGTCCGGGACAATCGGAACGATCTCTTCAAATGTCGCACCAATCATGGACAGACGCGCATCCCCCCGATCAATTAGACCGGCAATCTTGGAAAGGTGCTGGTTGGTTCCCAAAGCCTCCCGCACACCGGGAGAAATTGTCACAACTTTCAATGACAAGTTGGTCTCAATAGCGGCAAGTATGGGCTCCGCTATATGGTTGTCGTTGAAACCGAAACCCACGATTAGAAGGCCCGTGTCGCGCTGTCGGATGGCAGACTGAAAGGACGAGATCATTTCAAGATAGGGCTGCGCGAATGCCAGCTCGTACTTGGTGCTTCGTGGGTAAATCAGCAGCGGCTTGTCTGTGCCGGGCTTCTTGTTGATCTTCTTCGACACGTCGTCCAGTTCCCAATCGATAGAGCCGTGAACTTTGTAGAGCTGAAAAAGATTCTCGATGTAGTCCGGCGCATCCGGCTCGCTGCTTCGCCGCACAATGTCATAGGCAAAGTGCATGGGATCGAAGGCTGAGGGCTGGGAGAAGGTAAATCCATCCATCACCACGAAGCCGGTTCGTTGTGCCGCGTGCTCAAAGCAGAGATCGTAATTCGTCGTGAATAGCTTGAGACGCTCACGCCTTACCGAGCGCCGCGCCAACTTGCGCAGAAACGATTCATGCGACGGCAGTTCTTCGTTCGAATCAAGGAAATTAACTTTCTCCCTGATGATGCGCTCCGCATCAGCGATGAAGCGGCCGATCTTTTGCTGCGCCTCACCGGTTTCGAACGACTCCGCAATCTTGGCGCGTGATAGCAGTTCCTCAATGTTCGTGTCGCCTTCGGGATGTCGCGCAATCTGGCGGACCTCGTCCCATGTGGGCATTCCTTCCGCGTCTGCTTCGAAGGTCTGCTGGACGGCCTCCCATAGCGCGCCCATGGTCGGCGCTTTTGCGTTGTTCTCCCCGTCCTTGACACAGAGCGACGTTCCGAGACCGGTGAGAACGATCAGATTTTTTGAGCGCACGATGTCCGAGAGGGCGCGATCGATTTCCTGACGTGCCGGATCGGGTCGATCAACTGCGTCATCCTCAACGTCAGCACCGTCGCCAGCAGGATGAACCGGCATCTCTTCCAGCCAAACCTGATTGGTCATGTATGACTTGATCTTCATGTCCGGTCCCCCCGTAATATGATCGGCTTTGTTCCGCGAAGCCACCTTTGGGGACTAACCGCACTTCAAATGTTTCAATTCTCCCTAAGGTAGCATAGCCAACTGTTGGTTGAATTTGAAGGTTGTAGAAGGCCACTGCTCACCCGAATGTCCGCCAAACTCGAAAATAAAACATCCGATTTAGCGTACCTCGGCTGGTCAAACGGAATTTAGGCGAACTCACACTCCCCGCCCATTCTGATCCTCCCCCACGCCGGGGGAATGCCTCCTTCCCGCCTCGGTTGCGACGATCGCACCCATGGCAACCTCGGTCAACAGTCCCGGTTCTGACACGTCGCTGATCGCTGCCGCGGATACGGTCGCGGTGCCGGCCGGGGCGTCGGCCTGGATCAAGCTCCTGCCCGCCGGCAGTTTCACTTGCCGCGACGGCCGCGGGCCGTTTCATGCCGGGGATGCTGCCGGGCTGGAGAAGATCCTCACCCGAACCAAGGAGCTGCTCGCCACCACAGACATGATGGTCGATTATGACCACCAAAGTGTTTTTGGCGCGGTTGAAGGTATCGGCGGCACGGCGAAGGCGGCCGGGTGGATCACCGCCTTCGAGGTCCGGGACGACGGTCTCTATGGCGAGGTCTCCTGGACCGAAGCCGCCAGCGCCGCGATCAAGGCGCGCGAATACCGCTATATCTCGCCTTTGTTTTCCGTCGAGAAATCTTCCAGCAAGGTGATGGCCCTGCGCAATGCGGCGCTCGTCAACATGCCGGCGCTCGATCTTGAAGCGATCGCCGCCCGGTTTGCGCCATCGCACCTCTCTCCTTCCAAGGACCTTCCCATGGACCAGATTGCCCTTGCGCTTGGCCTTTCCAAGGACGCCAGCGAAGCCGACATCCTCGCCGCCATCGCCGAGAAGACTTCCCAAAAAAACTCCGATCGCGAAGCCCTGGCCCTGGCTGCAGGTCTCTCAAAGGACAGCTCTCTTGAGGAGATCGCTGCCGCCATCAGATCAGCAAAAGAAAAATCCACGCCCGACCCTGCCAAATATGTCCCCATCGACCAGGTCGCGGCGATGCAGGCGGATCTCGCCTCGCTCAAATCGAGCCTTGCCGAAGACAAGGCCGAAGAGCTGGTCACAGCGGCGATCGCGGGCGGCAAGCTCTCCCCGGCCCTCAAAGATTGGGGCCTGGAGCTCTGCAAGACAGATCCGGCCGGCTTTGAAGCCTTTGCGGCTGCCGCACCGCAGCTGACCGGCGCCCAGCTCGGCAACAAAAAGCTCGAGGAGGCGCCGGAGACCCGCGATCCGGTCGAACTCGCCGCCGCGGCCACCGCCCATCAGGCAAAGCTCGCGGAAAGCGGCCAGGTGATTGATATCGCCGCCGCCGTTTCCGCCATCAAGGAGCAGACCGCATGATCCCGAGTTTCATCCGCTCGCATGAGGTGACCGCCGATGTCACCCCCTATCGCATCCTGGCGTTCTCCGACGCCGGCTCGTCCAGCAAGGCGGCGATGGCCGCCGCCAATACTGATCCCTTGATCGGGATCTCGGACAAGATGGGCGCGCCCCTTGGCGGCATGGCCGATGTCATCCGCGCCGGTCTTGGCGGCGTTGAACTCGGCGGCACGGTGACGGCCGGCGCGCCGCTGACAGCGGACAGCGAAGGCCGGGCGATCGTCTGCACGGCGGCGGCCGGAGAAACCCGGCGCATCGTCGGCTTTGCCGAGGAGCCGGGTGTCATCGGCGACATCATCGACGCCTGGATCCTGCCCGGCCTCTTCCACGAACCGCTCTGACGGCGCGCGCTTTCACCCGCTTTCCGCTGCCCGTTTCCGCTGACCTCTTGAGGACATCATGGCTCCCAATCGTCCGTTTACCGTCGATCCGATCCTGACCGCGATCGCGATCGGCTACCGCAACGACCGCTCGTCGCTGATTGCCGATGACGTCCTGCCGCGCACGCCGGTCGGCGCGGAAAAATTCGCCTGGACCGAATATCCGCTCGATGAAGCCTTCAATATTCCGGACGGCAAGGTCGGCCGGCGCGGCCGGGTGCAGCAGCTGGAATTCGGCGGCACGGAAAAGACCGACGAGGTCGAGGACTATGGTTTCGAGTCGCCGATCCCCTATTCCGATATCGATGCGGCTGCGGAAGCGCGCGCCCGCAAGGTCTCCACCTTCGACCCGGAAGGCCATGCGGCGATGATGCTGACCGACACGCTCCTCAATGTGCGCGAGGTCCGGGTCGCCTCCATGGTGCATAATCTGGCGAGTTATTCCGCCGACAAGCGGATCACGCTCTCGGGCACCGACCAGTTCAGCGACTATGCCAATTCCGACCCGATCGGCGTGCTCAAGACCGGCATTGAGTCGACGCTGATCTTCCAGCCCAACACCATGGTGATGGGCCGCTCGGTCTGGTCGAAATTGTCGTCGCACCCCAAGATCGTCAATGCGGTGAAAGGCAACCTGACCGAAGAAGGCATTGTCTCGCGTCAGCAGTTCCTCGATCTCTTTTCCGGGGAAGGCATTTCCAGAATTCTCGTGGGGGACGCCTGGTACAACACGGCAAAACCCGGCCAGAGCGCAAATCTAGCGCGTGCCTGGGGCAATCACATTGCCATGATCCATCTGAACCCGATTGCCAATCCGCAGGGCGGCGGCATCACGTTTGGGTTTACCGCGCAATATGGCACCAAATTCTCCGGGCGGATCGAAGACCGGGATGTCGGCCTTCAAGGCGGCGTGCGCATCCGGACCGGCGAGCGGGTCAAGGAGCTGATTGTCGCCAAGGACGTCGGCTACTTCATCCAGAACGCCGTTGCGGGAGCTTGACCCGATGGCTCCGCGCAAAAGCAAACCAGCGACAGCAAAACCAACCACGGCCAAGCCCGCGGCAGGCAAAGAAGCGGCCGTGCACAAAGCCGCGCCAACCGTATCTGCCCAGAGCCAAGGTGCGACGGCAAAACAGGCGCCGGCTCAGCCAGAAGCTGCCCCGACCACAGCGTCTGCCGCTGCACCGCCTTCCTCGCCGGCATCGCCCTCGGCGATAGAGGACGCAAAGGCGGATCCGGCGGCGGTCTCGGACCAGGTCACCGGCGTAGTGATCTCACCGCTCCGGCACGACGGCAGGCCGTTCGCGATCGGCGACCCGATCGAGCTGGAGGCATCGGTCTTCGCGGGTCTGGAAAAGGCCGGTGTTGTCAAACCCGGTTGATCCGGACCTTCGGAGTTCCCCATGGCCTATGCGACCCAGCAGGATCTGATCGACCGCTTTGGCGAAGACGAGCTGATCCAGCTCACCGATCGGACGAACCTGCCGGCCGCCGCCATCGATGCGGATGTTGTCGCGGCGGCTCTTTCTGATGCTGAAAACCTGGCGGACTCCTATCTTGCCAAACGCTATGCCCTGCCGCTTGATCCGGTACCGGAGGTGCTGACGCGGACAACTGCCGAGATCGCCCGCTACTTCCTGCATGGCCGGCGGACGGAGAAGGACGATCCGGTCACCCGTGATTATGCCCAGGCGCTCACCTGGCTGAAGGACGTTGCCAAGGGCCTGGTGGAGCTGGAGGCCGCGGGTATTCCGCCAGAGGAAAGCGGTAGCGGCCAGGTGCAGGTTGACGCCCCGCCACGGGTTTTCTCCCGCGACACACTTGGCGGTTTCTGATGACCGGCGTCTCCTCTGCCCTCACCATCGAAGACCTGGTGGTCAATCAGGCCCTTGCCAGGGTCGAGGCCGCCGGCGGCGACACATCGGCGCTGATGGCCGAGATTTCAGGCGCCATGCTCTTTTCCGTGCAGCGGCGGTTCGAGACAGAGACCTCGCCGGAAGGGGCCGCCTGGCCGCGCCATCATCCGCGGACAGCGAAAGCCAGGGCGAAGCGGTCGCGCAAGAATGAAGCAGTAACGCCCAAACTGCTGCGCGACAGCAACCGGCTTTATTCCTCGATCGTCGCCGAGGCTTCGGACACGGAAGCGGCCACCGGCACCAATCTCGTCTATGCCGGCATCCATCAGACCGGCGGCACCATCACGCAATATGCCCAAAGCCGGAAAGTGCGGTTCCGCAAGGTGGGCAGGAAAGTCCAGTTTGCCAAGAAGGCGCACAAGCGGGTGTTCGAAAAGCCGGTCACTTTCGGCACCAGGACGATCGCCATTCCTGCCCGGCCGTACCTCGGATTTTCCGATGAAGACCGCGCCGACATCCTGGCGATCGCTGAGGCGCATTTCGCGGCCGCCGCCGAGGGAGGCGATCCCTCATGACTGGCTTTCGAACCACAGGGGTGCCTAAACGGCGGGAAATCCTCACCAAACATACCGGCGTCATCCCGGACTCGATCCGGGATCCATTGGTTCCCGAAACCGTCGAGATAGGCCGCAAGCCGGAGCCAAAGGCCTGGACGGCCATTCAGCGCGGGCTGCGCCCGCTGATGATGCGCTGGATCCCGGATCTGCGACGCGGCGCTGCCGCGCTTGTCCGGGATGACCTGCTGGGGAATGCGTCCTCATGAGCCTCGTTGCCGCCGTCATCGACCGTTTGAAAGCAGCTGGAACGCCCTTTAAAGCGGTCTCGGGTGCGGCTGAATTTGCGGCCATCGAAAAGCGCCGGCTCGGAACGCCTGCCGCCTTTGTCATGGTGGCCGAGGAGGCGGCCGGCGACAACGAGCGGATCAACGGCACCGTGCTGCAGCGGCTGGAGATCGATCTGGCGGTCGTGATCGTCGCCGACAATCTGGGGGACGCGCGCGGCGGCGCCGCTGCCGATGACATCGACGCGCTCAAGGGATTTGTCCGGGCGCAGCTGATCGGCTTTGCGCCCGAGGCCGCGGAAGAGCCCCTCACCCATCTTTCCGGCAGGCTGCTGAAGGCCCGGTCCGGAACCATCTGGTTCGAGGATCTTTTTGCAGTAGCGAGCTATCTGGAGGAGCAGGCATGAGCGGGAAGCGCATTGGCGGCCGTTACATCCGCGATCCGGAGACGGGCGAGCGTGTGAGGCTCGAACCGGATCAGCCTGGCCGGCTTAATGCGTGGGCGAAGCCCGCAGCTGATGCGCTGGATCCCGGATCTCGTGATGCAGCTCCGCCGCACACGGTCCGGGATGACGGCAGTGCACACGGCAAGGCAGCGGCAAACACAGAACCGCTGGGCGCTGGCAATGCGGAGCCTGGTTCTAACCCAAAAGGCAAGCCTTCAAGGAAAAAGAGCCCGGCGCGCAAGGCGCCGCAAGGCCAAGCGGCCGCCGGCGCCGATGCGCCGCCCCGTCTGGAGGGCAGCGCAAAGCGCGGTGCGCCCGTGAAGACAAACGAAAGGTTCTAATCCATGCGCAAGCACCGGAAACTCGCGATCCTGGCGAAAGTCGAACCGGTCTATGGCACCGACAGCGTTCCGACGGGCGCGGCCAATGCCATCCTGGCAACCGATGTCACTCTGACACCGCTTGCCGGCGAGGACATCAGCCGGGATCTGCTGCTGCCCTGGCTTGGTCATCAGGGGATCGAGCTTGTCGGCAACTACATCCAGTTGGCGTTTGCCGTTGAATGCGCGGGCGCGGGCGCTGCCGGCGACGTGCCGGCCTATGGGGCACTCCTCAGAGCCTGCGGTCTGTCGGAGACAATCACGCCGGCCACCTCGGTCGACTATGAGCCGGTCTCGGACGGCGAAGAAAGCGTCTCGGTCTATTTCAACCAGGACGGCGTCCGCCATGTGGCGCTTGGCTGCCGGGGCAGCTTCCAATTCGATGTCGCGCCAAAAGAGATCCCCCGGTTCCGCTTCCAGCTGATGGGCCTGCTGGGCACTGTTACTGACAGCGCTTTGCCGGCCGCCGATGTGAGCGCTTTTCAAAAGCCGGTGCCGGTCTCCAATGCCAACACCAGTTTTTCGCTGCATGGGGCTGCACGGATTTCCGAACGGGTGTCGTTCGATCTCGGCGCCGATGTCGTGCCGCGTTTTCTGATCGGCGATGAACGCATTCAGCTAGTGGACCGGCAGTCGACAGGTTCCGTGGTGGTCGAGGCCAAGACGATGGCCGCGATCAACTGGTTCGATGTGGCAAAGGCCGGGACCACCGGGGCCCTCGACCTCACCCACGGCACGGCGGCCGGGCATATCGTTGAGCTTTCCGCCGCCGCCGTCCAGATCGGCCGGCCGGCGACGGGCGAGACCAACCGGATCACCAATTACACACTGCCGCTGATCTTTCAGCCCTCAGCCGGTGACGACGATTTCACCCTCAGCATTCGCTAGGAACGGGAAGGCAAATGGCATGAACTTCAAGATCTGCGACCCCTATGCGTTCTGGTGGCCGGTAACGGTGCATCTGCCGGATCCAAATGCTGCCGGAAAGCTGCGCGCCGAGAGTTTTGAGGGCAGGTTCGTCATGACCAGCCACGATGAGCTGGCGGACCTTGAAGCCGGGGGCCAGGAGCAGCTGATCGCGGCCATCCTGACCGACTGGCGGGGCGTTGACGACGAGGACGGCACGCCGCTCCCCTTCTCCGACGCGGCCCTTCGGCGGTGTCTTGCCTTTCAGCATTTCCGGATTGCCGTCTACCGGGCCTATCTGACGGCCCTCAACGGTCAGGCCGCCCGCATAAAAAACTGACAGAGGCCGCGCGCGCCTGGGCATTCGCGCGGCGCGGCCTTTCCGATCCCGGCAAAGCCACCGCTCTCGATCCCGAGCTTGCCGATGAGTTCCGCTTGCTCGGGGTGGTGGTGCCGCAGAGCGACCTATCGGAACCGGAGACCTTTGACGTCATGCGGGAGAATTGGCGCAGCGTTTCGGCCTTTCTGAGCCTCCAGACCCAGTGGCGGCTGCTGGCCGGACCGGCCGGCCTGATCTGGACCGGCCTCGACTACCGCGCCGCCGCCGCCGCCTTCAAGGGCCGCAGCCGGCGCGCCTGGGCGCAGCTGCTCTCGGACCTGAAGATCATGGAAGACGCCGCGCTGCCCGTTCTGAATGGAGATTTTGGGGGAAACGGGCCATGACGCTGAACCTCAAGATGCTTGCAACGCTCGATGCGAGCGTTCTTGAAAGAGGCACAACACCGCCGCACTCCCCATGCGTCATCCCGGACTCGATCCGGGATCTACTCATTTCCAGAGCGTTAGGAACAATAACCAGCACCTCCAAACCCTCCGACGTCATCACCGGACTTGATCCGGTGATCCATGCCGTTAGCTGGCGGCGTCGGACCTATCTGTCCTCGGCCCTTTGCCGTCCAAAACAGATGCTGTGTGACTTTCCCTTCTTGACAGGGTCTACAATCTTGACGCGTGATACCTTGAAAGAATTGCGGATTTCTGGAGCCGTTTTATGAAAAGACTTTTGCTTGCCGCCGTCGTGTTTCCATTTGCAACATTCGTGTCGGCCCAATCGCTGACACCTGAAGAGCTTACCGCCCTCATCGACAAGCGGGTGAAGGCGCTGAACCCTTATCAGAACCTTTTGAATGATCCGGACCCCGACCGCAGTCTGGCAGCGATGCAGATCATGATGGAAAGCGGCGATAAGGACCTGATGCGCATGGCGCTGGAATTCGGGCTGCTGTCGCCCAACCTTTCCGTCAAGCGGATTGCTTTCGAAACATGGCTCTCATCTGGCCCCGTGATGTCTTTCCGTTTCGACGGCACAGACATCAAAGACAGACATTATTCGAATACAGTGCGGAGCAGCTGGAACGGCACGATCGACGGGACAACCGGTTATTGGAGAATTCAGGTCGGGAAACGTATCGAGGAAAAACGCTGCTATGCGAACACTTATGATATCGACAAATGCTTCATCACGGTCAACAGCGATGGCGTGTTTTTAACCCCGCGGAGTTTCAACGCGCGCGGTGCCCTCACAGATGACGGCCGTCTCGACGGCGTCGGATCAATGTACAATGTCGACGAACCAGTGCCGTTTTCTGTCCAGTTGATCGACTGATTACTGCGCGGTAACTGCTTTGATCGCGACCGGTCCATCGGCCCATGTTGCCAGGATCGTAATCTTGATCCAGCGCGTATTGCGCGGGGCGCGTTCGCCGGTATCAAACAGCCCGTCTGGCGGCATCTGCCCCCGTTTCCAAAGACGGTAACCACTTTCGTCCGGTTTGATCGATGTCTGGATCAACAGGGTCTTGGGCAACGAATAGTCCGGCCCCTCCGGAGACATGATGCGCAGCCGAGAAATAGCCGCAATATCCTCACCGGCCACTCGAAACACAAATTCCATGCGGCGCTGCGGTTGAAACACAAAAAGGCCGTCACCGGTCATGTTTTCCGGAGCGTACCGAGGGTTGACCGGCGGAACCGAGGTGCGCACCAGCCGCAAGGGGATCGTTCCCGGTTGCGCTGTGGCGTTGAATGCCGGTTGTGGCTCGCGCACGCCAAAGGCTGCCCCCTGCTCGCCCAGGTAACGCCCCAGGTTCATGTGAATTTCTTCCGCTCGCATGAAGGTTGCCCGCGAATTGTCATCCGACGTGATCGCCATTCCAATTGGCACCCCCTCTGCAAAGGCAAAGGCACCGGATGTCCCCTGGCCAATATCGGCACGTGTTGTCAGGATGCCATCAAATGTCAGGTACGACCTGTTGTCTATCCGCAAGTCATCGCGAATCTCTTCTCCTGAAGGCGTCAGCCGCAACAGCTGGGCCGTCCTGACCGTCGCTTGACGGGCCGTCAAATCGAGGGATTCCAATTTGCCTTCACATCGCGGTTCGAGCCCCCCCCGGGCGATTGCCAGGGCCAGATCGACCCCTTCCCAAAAGGGCAAGATCACGGTGCCTGTGCCATTCACGACCGGGGCTGACGTTGTCAGGGAGACCCTGGGGAACGGTCCTGCGACATGCTTTGGCATCGCCACATAACAGACCCCGCCATGCTGGAACATCCAGCCATATCCCTGTTCACCCAGACCATTCATAACGGAAACTGTCTGCGCAGGAGCGATGGTGGAAATGCCACAGAATATCGCTATAGTGGTCCAATACTTCAGGAAATACAGCATGCGCAACGTATTACGGTTTTTCATTGCCACCATCTTGATCCTGACCCATCTCGGCATCGATCGAGCGTCTGCCGATAGCGCGTCCCTGATCAGCGATCCATTTAATGAAGACCTGCGATCTTCTGCAAACATCTCCGGCGCCCTGATCATGGGAATTCAACGCCAAGGCATCGATCCAAACGGGATCGCTGTTGCCGCCTATATTCCACAAGATTGGGCTGGCACCAACATCTGCACAAGAGTTGTCAGCATCGATGGCTTGTACGAGGCGACCAATGCCTATGCGATCGCCCCGGATTGGGAAGGAGGGATGCTTTCGCTCCCCTATCCGACAGAATTTCAGGATCAACTTGCCGAAAAGCCGCTTGACGGCGTCGGGGTCTACATCTCGCAAGGTGCGTGCAGCGCAAGAACAGCTCACGACACAGCCACCCTCGCGAGCTGGAATGCGGGGCCAGAGGACCGGCTCGGCGTTCTGATAAATTCCTTCCGGGCCGATGCGGTCTATATGTATGTCGGAAACGCCCCTGCGCCTGAAATCTGCCAACAGCTGCCTTCCGGGAACCGTGCGGCCTTCGATACGCTGTGCCCCTTGAACTCCGGAAAAGGTGGAAAGATCACGCTGGAGATCCACCGCCTTGTCAATCGAAAGCCTGCGCGCCCGTTTCAGATAGATTTGTGGCTCCCACCTGATGGGGGGTCGTGATGGTGAGGTTGCGGGGGCTGCTTGCTCGTTTTTCTGCGGCGCGAAGCAGTCTTATCCTACCGCAAGTGAAACTGCGGCTTTTCTTAATGGCGCTGATCCTGGCGGTGCTGTTTGTTGCGTTGACCACTATTGGTGTGTCACGCAGCTTCCTTCTGGAAGTCCAATCCGCCGGAGCCCAGATCACGTTCCATGGCACCGCCAACGCCTGGCATTTTCCGCATGCAGTCATCTGCGAACCGAAACCCGTTCCGGACCTGAGACAGTCCAGCGAACCGGGGGCCTATTGTTCCTCCGGATTATATGTGGCAACCGGTCCTCAGGACTTCAGTACCATCTGGCCGGCAAATGCGGTCATCGATCTGCGCATTGATGGTGATGGCGCGCTCGTTGCGGAAGTTGTTTCCGGTGCGTCTCAGTATCCTGCCGGCACCCTGATTGTCATTCCGGAAGGTAGCTGGCTGAGGCACGGTGCACTCGCGTTCCAAGGGGCGGTTGTCGTCGGCGAAGACATGGCAAGCGGTGCCCGTCACTATCTGACAGAAGGGCGGTGGGAGGCCAGGGAAACCGGACTTGCGATTTCACTGTTCCGCGACATTACGGAAATGGTCAAGGACGGAAAGTTTGCCAGGGGCGCTCAGGCTGCCGTTTACAAAGGCAAGAAGGCCGCTGTCATGTTCGGGCACATCACCCCCAGTGAGGACAAACCGGTCTTTCATGTCACAATGATATCCGAACCCGGCTCGACGGAGCTTCATCTTTCCCACTATGGGTTCAATCAGCCCTCTGTCATCAGACCCGATTGGATAGATTCCACTCTGTCCAGCCCGCTTATGCTGGCAACAATTCTCATTTTGACCTTTTTTGCCTCACTGACCCAAGTGGTAAGCGACCTTCTGGGAGAAAGAAACGGGCGGTCGCGCCCCAAAAAACTTGAGTGACGGGCGCGAGACCCTCAACACACCCTCTTCCCCCCAATTCCCCCGCCCCAAGGGACCGGCACCACTTCCCGCCACGCGTTAAACCAATCCTTCCGGAGCCCCCGTGCACCCGCCCGGGTGTTCGATAGGCTGCGCGCGCGCGACACTCGGGGCAGTGCAAAAGAGGGGCGGCGCAAGAGAGCGCCCGAGGGCCGGTCAGAGCTCCAGAGTGCCCCCGGATCACGTCCGGGGCAGGCTCCCCGGTCAGGCCGGGGCAGGCTCCTGGATTGCGCCGCAATATAGGCGGATCTCCCCGGCCTGGACGGCCGTTTTGCGCGGACCTCCGGTCCGCAGATGATGCGCTGGTTCCCGGATCTGCGACGCGGCGCGGCCGCGCTTGTCCGGGATGACCCGCTGCGGGTTCGGGTGGTTCTCCCCCGTTCAAGCCGGTGGCAGGCTCCCGGATCACGTCCGGGGCAGGCTCCCAAGGTCCGGGGCAGCAGGAAAACAAAGGACGGCGGATGACCTTGCGGCTGAACATGCTGGCAACGCTGGATGCCACGGGCGTGGTGGAGGGCGCCAAGGACGCCAAACAAGCACTTGCCGGTCTTGGGGCGGCGGGCACCGATGTTCTGACGGCGCAAGAGGGCCATATGCGCGACCTTGGCGGCAGCTTCCGCGAAACCGCCGCCGCCGCTCTGGAGGTATCCGGCACCATTCCGGAACTGAGGCTCACGCTGGCAGATCTGGCGGCGGGCAGCAGCGCGCTGACAAATGCAATCCACGAGGAAACCCAGGCCCTCACAGACCAGCAGGAAGCCTGGGGGGCGGTGCAATCCGCCGGGGAAGCCGCGATCCGGTCGATCGCCAGCAAGCTGGCAAGCGGCGATCTCACCGGGGCGATCTCCGCGCTGATTTCCCAGGTGTCGCAATTGGGCCTGCAGCTGGCGGCAATCAACCCGATATCCAACAGCCTCTTTGGAACTAGCGCCCCAACGCTCGGCGGAGTGAGTGGCCTGCTTGGCGGTATCTTCAGCCGCACGCCCCTGACTTCGGCGCTGAGCGCAGCAACCCTGAACCTTTTTGAGAGGGGTGGATCCACGGGCCCCGGACGGGACAGCAAGATCGCCGGTCTGGTTCACCGCAATGAATATGTCTTTGACGCCAGGTCCACACGGGAAATCGGTGTGCCGGCTCTGGAGGCCCTGCGTGCGGGCGCGCTGAAGGGTTATCGGGATGGCGGCCTGGTGACGACGTCCGCCTTCACGGGCGCGAGTGCCGTTCAGACAAGACCGGTTTTGACCACGCGGGACACCGCCCGCGAGACCGGCGACACGTTCACCATCAACATCACCACACCGGACATTCAAAGTTTCAGGGCAGCCCGCACCCAGATTGCCGGTGAGTTCGCAAGGCTGGCGGCGCGCGGGCAACGGGGGTTTTGATGAGGATCGCCGATGGCAGACTTTGACGAGATCAGGTTCCCGGAGATTGTCGCAAGAAGCGCGCGAGGAGGGCCGGAACGGCGCACGGAAATCGTCGAGCTGACATCCGGCTTTGAAGAGCGCAACACGCCTTGGGCGGACAGCCGGCGCAAGTATGATGTCGGCTCGGGCATCCGGCACGCCGATCACCTTGCCGAGGTGGTTGCCTTCTTTGAGGCAAGATCCGGGCGGCTCAGAGGCTTCCGCTTCAAGGACTGGTCTGACTTCAAATCCTGTCCGCCGTCGGAAAGCATCTCCTCGACAGATCAGGTTCTGGGGGCCGGAGATGGCGCAACGACGGTATTCCAACTGATCAAGGCTTACTCTTCCGGCGGGCGGACCTGGAGCCGCGTGATTGCCAAGCCGGTCGCAGGGACGGTCACGATCGCGATCGACGGGGTACCGCAGGCCGCCGGCTGGACTGTGGACCTGGCAACCGGCGCCATCACCTTCGATGCGGCGCCCGGTTCCGGGACGATCACGGCGGGGTTTGAATTCGATGTGCCCTGCCGCTTCGACATCGACGTGATCCAGAGCACGCTCACCAACATCCGCCTTGGCGAGATCCGCGTCCTCTCGATCGTGGAGGTGAAGGTATGAGCCGGCACTCCGGAACCCAGAGGACCGCTTTTGCCACAAGCGGTTCTCGCTTCTCGGCCGTCATCCCCGACTTGATCGGGGATCTACTCATTTCCAGAGCGCTGGCTTCAAGAAACGGCGGCAGGATGCGGGCCTGGGCGGCCGTTTTGCGCGGGCCTTGCCCGCAGATGATGCGCTGGATCCCCGGATCAGGTCCGGGGCAGGCTCCGGATCTGCGACGCGGCTTTGCCGCGCTTGTCCGGGATGACCTGCCGGAGGGGATGCACCGATGAAATCCGTCCCTCCCCTGATGCAGGCCAATCTGGAGGGCCGGGCGACGACCCATTGCCGGCTGTGGCGGGTGGAGCGGCTCGACGGGGCGGTCTTCGGTTTTACCGACCATGACCGGCCGCTGACGGTAGATGGCCTTACCTATGAGGCGGCCTCGGGGTTTACCGCGACCTCGATCGAAACGAGCCTCGGGCTTGCCGTCGACAATCTGGAAGTGGAAGGCGCGCTCTCGTCCGCGACGCTCACCGAGGAGGATATCGCGAAAGGCCTCTGGGACGACGCGGAGATTGAAATCTGGCTCGCCGACTGGACCGACCCGGAGCTGCGGCTGCTGCTTCAAAAGGGCAACATCGGCGAGATCACCCGCGGGCCAACCGCGTTCCTGGCAGAACTGCGCGGGCTGGCCCACCGGCTCGGCCAGACCATCGGCCGCCAGTTCGACCGGCGCTGCGCCTGGGAACTTGGTGATCCCCGCTGCAAGGTGGCGCTCGCCGGCTGGACGTTTGATGGCGCGGTGATCCAGGGTTTTGATTTTCTGAGTTTTACCTCTTCCGGCCTCGATGCCCAGGGAGACAGCCTCTTCCGCCACGGGCTCTTGACCTGGACAAGCGGGGCCAACAGTGGCCGCAAAATGGAGATCAAACGCCATTCAAACGCGCAAGGCACCGTGACGCTGGAGCTCGCCCTGCCGATGGCGGCCGCCATCGAGGCAGGCGATGCATTTACGGCTCAGGCCGGCTGCGACAAGAGTTTTGCCACTTGCCAGGCGCGGTTTTCGAACGGTTCCAACTTCGGCGGGTTCCCGCATATCCCGGGCAATCAGGTGATCATCGGTTATGCGGACAAGGATGATTTGAATGACGGCGGGAGCCTCTTCGCATGAGGGCTTCGGTCACCCGCTCTGACATCCTTGCAGCGGCCCGCGCCTGGATCGGCACGCCTTATGTGCATCAGGCGAGTTTGAGAGGCGCCGGCTGCGATTGCCTCGGCCTCTTGCGCGGGGTCTGGCGCGATCTTTATGGCGAGGAGCCGGAAATACCCCCGCCCTATACGCCGGACTGGGCCGAACGGTCCGGCAAAGAGACCCTGCGGGATGCCGCTCTCCGGCACCTGGTGCCGGTTGAGGTGGCGGAGGCCGCCCCTGGCGACGTTCTGCTCTTTGCCTTCAAGGCACACCTGCCGGCAAAACATTGCGCGCTCCTGACCACCTCGATCGATGATCCGGCCGCAAAGATCATTCATGCCCATGAGAACCTGCCGGTCGCCGAAGTCGCGTTGGTTGACGGCTGGCGCAGGAAAATCCGCTTTGCGTTTCGGTTTCCGGGAGTAGTTGATTTGTCTTCGCGGGCGCATCGCCCTTCGGGCTGCCCTGTAGACGGCGCGGACCATAGGGTCCGGCCGCCGTTCGGCCTTGCGAAACCGGGGGTTTCGTAA